GGACCGCCACCTAGTGACGTCTGGGTATTAAGCTGGTCATTAAATGTTTGGGACGAAGCCAGAGAATTTAGGGCTCCCGAAACACTGTTTGTTCCCGACAAAATTCCTGTACCGGTGTAATTGGTGTCTGGATTTCCAGGATAATAATACACCATACCATTGCTGGGACTGTTAAAGCCCATTCTCTTCGTTCCATCGGACTCAAAGCCTTCTTGGCTCACTAACAGTGCTGTTGGCAGTAATGCTGTTGTAGCCTCTTTTTTTAGATCTGGACCAACTAGATTGATACCCATAATTTTTTACTCCGTTAAAGAATCCGTGTTTATAGTTGTTTCATCCAAACTGTCTACGTAATTTTCCGAGTCCGGACGTTCATCCAAGCCGTCAGGCAAAGTATCACCGCTTGCAACCATGTCCGCGGACTGTAGCACCGCTTGCAGTATATATTGATTATTAACAGCATCTACCTCAATACTAGTGACCCACCCAGTCCGGGACGAGCCATCGGTATATACGTCATCCGCAAAATTTATGCAGTCCAAGAGCTCGGTAGCACAAGTACTCGAGTCAATCGGTATGTTATACGTGACAATGTCTTTTTGCCTGGTCGTCCAATAAGCTAAATTAGTTAAAAATTTCCAAGCCGAGGACGTGACCCCTGTTCCATTGCTCGTGTTCGGGTCATAGACTGAGTCATCCGTGTACCAAGGCAGCTCATTAATCTGACTCGTGGCTAATTGAGTAACATGGTTATCTTGATAAGATTTGCTACACAATGTCCAGACCGAGCTAGCGTCACTCCAATTGGTACTTGGGAGCCCGGTTACGTAGGTCTGCCAATTACTAGTTGAGTCGGGGAACGCGGTCTCGTTGACTTTGGTAACGTTTATATACCTGTTATAGTCTTTTAAACCTGCATCGTAATTGTACTTAAGCTGGTAACTGTTATAAATTTGTGAAAAGTCTGTCTTTTCAAACCCACTTATAGACTCCTCAGGAACTAATGCCGAGTCGTGGGTCCCTGTCTTGCCCGAGCCCACGGTCGGGGTAAATGTCGTGTTGGGCGCCGACGTGCCTCCGAGCCAAGCATTAAAAGCACGTTGCCCTTTTCTATTGCCAAAAATGCCTATGAAAGACTGGGAAGCAATCTCATTGAGATAATTTAAAGAGTTTTGCTGGTCCGTTACCGTGCGTCCTACGTGCCACAGACCTCGGGTCGAAGGCAGGTTACCATAATCTATGAGGGCGTCTGGAATACCGTCGTAGTCCTCGACAATATGCATTATTGTATGATATACGTCGTTGGTCTCATGGTTGTTATCACCGGCCGTAGGACCTGTTGTGGGCCCTGTAAGCTCTCCCCCGACCTTCGAAAAAAGATCTCCAGTAGTAGTATCAATGGACCTGATACCCAACAATGTTATCTGTTTTATATAAACTTTAAGTTGAGCAAAAACCCCAACAAAAGTAAAACCCATCATTGTTTGTAAAAGATGGTTAAATCTGGACACAATTGCATCTTTATTTCCATTTGTTACATTACCAAAATCATAAAACCAATTAAACGGTTTTCCACTTCCCCCACCACTGTCTTTTAAAAACAGACTCAATGACGTTGGATCTGCTATTGCTGGATCAACCGGGTAAAAATTATTGGATATAAGATTGATTTGAGTAGTAGTTCCAGAAGGTAATCCAAAGACATTGCTAGGATTACCACTACAAATAAGGGTAAAAGGAGACGAAGCAAAATCTTGATAACTAAATGGGGTATACACTAACCCAGATAAAGTAAAAGATGTGGGAGATGAGCACTGAAAATCACAATCAACCAGATACAAAATCCGATCGTAAGAATTAATTATAGGAGACAAAACATATCTTGTATATATGAATATATTTCCACCGATAAACATGCCACCCAGGTCAAACAGGAGCCCAGGAGTATTTCTTACCTTATTTGTAAGAAAATCAAAATCTGCTACATCAACAGTGTATTTTAAAATGTTTGTCGGGTATCTGGGAGCGTGAGGATAATCAGCAGGGTTAATATAGTCCTTACGTATACCAATCTCTTGAATTTCGAAATTTATTGGCTCTATAAGCTGGGCTTTGCCATCAACCCCTACAATGTTGGATACGACGCTCAAAGAGCTACCAGACGAAGCGATAGTAACCAGAGATGATATATCCACATATGTTTTGGAATTATCATCCCACGAATACAAAGTCAGTTTACCCGAATTATTGGTCTGTATTTGGGTACTTAATGTGGATATCTCTGTTTCAACTTTAAAGTCCGAAACTTTAAAATACCAAGTATTGGGACCAGCATAAGGATTACTTAAATGCCCCAAATAAAAAGCATACCCATCAGGACTTGCCCCTATAACATTGCTATTAAATTGAGACTCAGAAACCAATAAATTTTCGCTTGCAGCTAACTGGCTTCCCAAATAAACCCGGGTCACGGCAACTTGATAGACGGATATTACACTATCTGGTCCGGTCCGATCATTACTTATGATTTTATATGCTATTTCTGTATCCGCATTTGTTCCAGCAGTAACTATAAGGTACTTACCTACCAATTGTGGGTCATCATCTATAAATTTATGTAAAGTAGAATTAGTTACTATATCCACATAACTGGTATACGGTATTCTCGAGTAAAAGGTTACGTCCCCAGGATTGGCTATGTGATAAGATGTGGCATATTGCTCTGTAATGTCCTCTCCATAGCCTTGATCGGCAACATCAAGCACAACGCACACGTTCTGGTCATTAGTTTTAATAATTGGGGAAAAAGCCACGTCTCCAAAAACAACAGGGACCGTGACCTCGGTCATAGACTGATCTGGCTGTAAAGTTACGCCATCCAAAGTCTGAGTATTCGTGTTTGTTGAACTAACTAAATCAGTCGATACCCCGGAGACCGTGGTCTTAATAATTTGTATAATATCTGGGGGCAGGATCTTATGTATTGTCGTGGCATCGTCCTTGCACTGGAATTCGAAGTCCACTTCCGTGGCAGGGTTATTGCTTACCCGGCCCCTCCACTGCTGGTAAAAGACATTGTTTATAACGACATAAAAAATCACAATAGCATTGGACAAGACAACCTTGTTCGTTGCACAAAATTCCCAGAAATACGACCCGGCAACCTTATCCCCACGAAGTTTAAAGCCAAAGCTTGAATCATTGCCGTAAGACCCACCAGAAGTAACATCTATAGACCTTATTGCGTTGCCGTCAATTCCGTCTTTTAGAAGGAAGTCCTGATAGTAGACGTTAGAATTGTTCCAATTATCATTTTTAATGTAAAACGACTCACCATTAATATCTATTTCCCCGTCGGCATAAGTGGGCACTACAGTATGGCCATCATAGCCCGGGCGACCAGTAATTACTCTAAGGACACCTGATTGAAAGCCGTGCTCCGGCGCAGTAATGGTGCTATTGTTTAAATAAACCTCGATTGCGTAGTTTGTAATACTCATAATTGCTCGGCTAAGGTGATAGTGGCCTGATAAAAATTTTCCGATATTTTGCCCAAGTCCTCAAACTTGATAATTTTAACGTTATAGGGGTATCCGGACGCGTTAGGAACCGTACGAGGCCCGAACGGGTACTGGATACCATAGATACCAACCAAACTCACTGTAGCCCCTCTTTGGAGCCTTATATAAGACCGTAGCTGGGCCATTTCCTCAACCGTGAGGGTAAATGTGCCCGTAAAAGTGCCAGCGTCCGAGGCCATGTCGGGGTTAGACCAAACGTTTCTGTAAGACCGGAAATGTTGATTAGTATATTCTGCGTCCGCCTTAACCCCAATATTTGTGAAACGAAATAATGGAAGGTTTCCAGAGCCAAGTATAAAACTGGGGGAGACAGCAGCCAGTCGTACGCTCAGGTTAAAAACCTTCCAACTCGATTGATTGCGTTGCTGTATCGACATGACGTTTGCCGTTACCGACCCTGTATAATCTATGTCCTCACCCCACAAATGCTCGTCGGCATTAAAGCCTGAGCAAATAACTTGGTTGGATAGCGCTTCCCGATTGGCCTCAAATAAGTTTATTACGTCGTTTATGTATAACTCTGTGCCAGCAATTGATATTTCGCACTCATATTTATCCGACAAATACCCGCGGTCCGTGGCTACCCAGTTCCCGGACGAGAGCTGAGTCCAAGCCAAGGCCAGTGTTGTTTCAGGCTTGAAACCCTTAAGAATCTTAACTGTAAGAGGACTTATACCTGTTCCGCTGATTTGCATGACCGTCTCTTTTCTTCCCAATATTTCGTTTTAATCACTCTCATTTTTTCCCTGGTCTCTTCGGAAACAGGCTTGCTTTTCCCAGTCGACCCGTAGTTGACTTTTCTGCATGACCAACTCTCTGCATACCCAGGCATAAAACCCCTCCCTAATTATTCATTGTAATACCAGACAACTTACCAGACGTTTGCATGTCCCGTAACGCTTGCTTGGTACCCAGTCGTGCGGCCCTTTGAGCCGTTTGCGAGACCTTGGCAATAGTCTTCTGGTCTGGATTACCGTTAATAGTTATTGTTGGGCCACCTACGTGAAAGTGAGTATCTCCTGTATTTCCACCAGTGTTAGATATATAGTTTGCTATAGCTTGATTGGGGTGCAATGGGTTCCAAACGGCCTCGCCTGGCATAAGCATTGCGGGGACCGAGTCCTTGCCCGGGGTCCCGCCTGTAACAACTCCACCGTACGCCATTTTAGCGGACTCGATCTGGCTTATTTGTGCGGCCGCAAGTCCTGCCATTAATGCTATTTCCACGCCCATGGCGATAGGCCCTGCAACAGGACCGAAGTTTGCTATAAACTGGGCCGAGTTCTCGATCACGCCCAAGGCGCCCTTGGCAGCGGATACCACCGCTTCACCCTCTTTAATACGTTTCATGACCTGGGCATTGGCATGCGTGGCCTCGGCAATCTGGCCCATAAGACCAATAGTATTACTAGCGTACTGTAAATCGAAACCTATCTTCTGTTCTATTTCTTTTTTCTTGAACTCTGCTTCTTCTTGCGCAAACCCAGCGGCCATTTGAATTCTATGTTTCTCGGACCCTGTAAAGCTATCCAGTTCCTCTTTATGCTGTTGCTTAAGCAATCTAAAGCGTCCTTCGAAAGTCTTGGACTGTTCCTTTTTCTCCATTTTATCCACGATCAAGATATTCCTCATGTCGATATCAAGCTCTTCTTGGTGCCTTTTATTAAGGAGAGCTTTTTCTTCTTCGGCGTACTTTTGTTTAATTTCTAATATCTTTTTTTCGTGGTTACTTATTAAGGCCAACTGAAACTGTTGATTTTTGTCATCGTCGTCCCGAAGCGTCATGTACTTTGAGTTTTCGTCGTCAATTTCTTTTTGTGCTTCGGTCATATACATTTGGCGACGTACTTTCATGCCATCGTTGATGGCCTTGTTACGTTCTTCAAGAGCTTTTTTAGCTTCCCTTTCTGCTTCTTTCTCCGCGGCTATCTGTTCTGGGGTCTTGTCCCCGGCTGCGACATTGGCCTTGTCTTTAGGTTTGGGCGGTTCTTTTGCAAGAGCAGCGTTAAACCCTTTTAATTTCTTAGCCGCTTCATCGGCATTGCCACCAGCACTCTTTATAAGAGCTATGTCTTGATTTAGGTTAGCAATCGCTGCTTTAGTAGCCTGTATTTCATTGTATTTGGATATCAACTTTTTGTTCTGGTAATCCATGAACGGGATATTGCTCAAGACCTGTTGCTTATTGTAATCTTCCTGCTGTTCAGCTAATTTATCCTGAGCAGCCCCGAGCTTATCCGTTGCTTGTTCTTGGGCCTCGAACGTGGTCCCGCCAGTTTTACGTAAAGTTGAAAGGAGCTGGTCTGTAGTAGACAAGCTTTCGTTTAACGTATTCTGTATGCCTAATTGCTTTTCCCAATCACCTTGCTTAGTAAACAGCCAATCCATGCCTTCTGTAACGGCAATTATCTTTTGTGCCCAAAAATTCAAGACAGGGATTAAGGCGCCACCAATATCTTTACTGAGTAAGTCTACGTTTTTCTGTAACTGGGCTATCTCGCCCTGGGAATCGGACATGGCCTGGGCCGAGCCACCAAAGCGATCGTTAAGCCCCTTCATAATACTATCAAGGCGCTCGTGGCTATCAGCTGCCCCGTGCACCGAGATACCCAGACGACCCATGGTCTTTGTATTAGACTCAAGTGTTCGACCGACAAGCTTTGCGGCCGAGTCTAAATCCATGCCCGTGGCCTGGGCTAAGTCCAAGACAGCAGGAGTAAGTTGTTTTAATTGTGCTTCGGATTTAACATATAAAGATAAAGACCCTTCCGCGGACTTGATGTCTTTTTCTTTATACAGGGTATTTTTCGACAGACTCTTTGCAAGCTCGTCCAAGGCCTTGCTCTGGTAACCAAGAGAATTGGTGAGTTTTGCCGATGCCAAGGCCTCGGCCTGGAACTCTTCTATACCATGTTTTGTGAACTCAAAAAGCTGGTTACCTATTTCGGCTACAGCAAACCCCTTGAGCAAATTCTTACCAATATCATCAATAGCGGATTTGAACTCGTTCTGACCTTGTAATACTATCTTGACTGGTAATTCTGTAGCCATGTTATTGTCCTTGTTTCTGGGCCATAAACTTACCCAGATAATATTCGTACGCCTTTACCCCAGCATTAAACTTTGCGGCCTGGTTCTCGAAATCCGGGGGTGAAGCAATTTGACCTTTATAAGCGTCATATTTCTCTACAAACTCGTAACAGGACCGCGGTATAAACTGCATTGGGCAATTGAACCACTCTTCGTCGTCTTCGAACCACCGCGCCGGTACTTGTGTCGGTTTTTCACATCCCAAGTTATCTTTAACATAAGGCGAGGTCTGACATTTCTCGCAAGAAAAACTCACGAGGCCAGAACGCAGCCCGGCGATCACTTTAAACCCAAGTCTTCCGCGGACATTAGCCCGCTTATTCTTCGAACCCTATCCGTGATACTATTAATAAGCCAATTAGGTAACCTATTAAAAAGCTCTTTATCCTTTTTAAACTCTACCTCTTCGCCCGACCCTGCGTCGTATAAATTTGTCCAAGACTTCACGCACCCGCAAATAACTTCTTTGTTGCTTTCAGAAATGGAATTGACCTGTTCGGGCGTGGACTCGCGATTGTAAGACAGGGAATTTTTCTTAATCTGGGTCATCTCAGACATGGAAAGCGGGCGTAAATCAAATATAGGACGTAAGTCCTCTTTAACTGCTTTAAATTCGTCTGGAGTATAGAGGTCCGAAGCCGAGCAAGAAAAAGGGACGAAGCCCAATAACTCCTTCTTTTGCTCTTCCGTAAGAATTCGTTTTGTAGCCATGCTGTCTCCTTAAATTAAAATGGGGAAGATTTTAACCTTTCCCATTGTATGCATATTAAGAGAAAATTAAACTATGAACGGGTTCCAACTAATATGCTGTACATGATACCATCGGCAATAGCACTGTCTACGACCGTGGACAGGTTATTCCGCAAGCACCTATACGTCCTATTGGTATTGATGTAACCCTCACGGCTTGCAATAGCCGGCGACATTAACTGGGCGTTAGGCACTTCCACTGTAATATGGGGCGCCGTGATAGCACTCTTGATAAGCACTGTACCCGTGGTCGCGTTCGTAACAATGTAATCCCAATCATCCACTGACTTAAGCGTCATATACGGATTAATTGAGAGCTTAGGGTCCCGGTCCTGCGTGGCATAGTAAGCATAACCCGTGGTCGTGGACTGGTCGATGAACGGATTAACTACCCCACCGAAGTCCAAGGCAAACTGGCTTATCTCGACCTCTTTCGTGGTCGTTACACCATTGACTATGGCGGGAACAACACAAGTATTGCTCAGCAAGATTTCCGCAACATTAGTATCTGCAGAAGTAAGAGCCCGGCCCTGGGCAACTGTAAAGTCTGTTTGTCCAATGTAAGCTCCGTTATATTTCACCGTAAGCTTATAAGCATCACCAATCTTAGCGGCGCCTACACTCGAGCCAGATCCACCGTGGCAACCACTATAACGATAACACGTAGTCTTGCTATCGTAACCGTTCTCAGGATTGAGAATCCATATAGTAGCTGTTACTTCATTACCAGAAACATGAGGAAGAAACTCGACCCCTGTTCCTGCGTATTTCTTAATGACGTGCCCGCAAGTACGCATTATCTTGCCCCAGACTGGGACCGTGGTAAAGTTACCCGCCCAAGCCATGTTCTGGACAAAGTTAATTTCCCCAGACCTTGCACCAGGAATTGATTTTTCCCGACCCTCGTCACCAGACGCAAACCTGCTTGCTTCGTCGTCCATTTCGATTTTCGGGGCATCGGTAAGGGTCTTGAAACGACAATTAAAGTCCGAAGACTGTATGGCCATTTCCACACCAGGAATAAGAATTGTTGCGGAAGCGCTTGTGTAGTCGTTTTTAAGTGAGCCCGTGTAACCAGACGTGGTAAAGCCCGCAATCTGAAGCGTGGCGGTATACGTGTAGCCTATTCCGTCGGCCAAGGGGATAGCAGTCGCGTCGGAATCGATTGCCTTAAGCAAGACACGCTCGGCATTAGGCACGCCAGAACCAGACGAGCTGGTCCACGTATCATCCCGGATAACATAAGTGTTCCCGACCACGAACGGGCTCGTAGTCATTACTTTACAAGACACGGCTACGTCAGTCCCATCGGCATGGGTCAAGTCAGCTGTAATACTGGCTTCTTCCACGGCTAAAATTCCAGTTTTGTAAACGGAATTCAAACTGTTACTAGACATTGGAGATCTCCTTTATTAAGAACCCGAATATTGTGTTGGCGAAAATCTATCTTGCGAATATACAACCCTAAAAATTGCACGAAGCCTACAAGGCCTCTGGACATCGTTACGTTTAATTGTCTCTATCTGAGACCCTACATATAAGATATTGTCGCAAGTCCCCAGCAATTGGTTATTGCGACCAAATAACATTTTTAAATCATCCATCGCTTGCCTGAGCATTGACCTGGCCGCGAAATTCGGGTTTGAATCAAAGTTTGGCATTTCCCCGACCACGAGCACTGTAAACAAAACTTCATTTGTATACTCCTGAGAACCTAGGCCCGCGAGCGTGTCCATGGACTTCTCTTTATCGGCCAAGGAATCCGTCGGGTCTATAATAGCACTGGGGAACGTGCAATTAGACAAATCCTCTTCATTGACTGTACCCCAGTCGTAGTTATAGCCAGACATCTCGGTCATGCCCCCGATTAGGTCAGCCATGGTTGTTTCAATGTTGTCTAGTATTGTCATGTTACTTCTTTTATTGCTTTCTCAAAGGCGTCCTGTATAAAAGGCTCACGTTTTTCCAAGGCCTCTTCAAGAAATGGGTCTGGCGCCCAAGTGCCGTGACCTTCAACAACGTATCTCCCATAGTCTGCAATCGAATCGTCCAGGCCTACTTCCCCGACTAAGCCATTGTCCTCGACCTTAGTGGTCACTGACTTTTCAAGCATTCCGGTCCGGGTCTGGTACCTATGCGTCTTCTGGGCCTGTAACTGGATCTCTGTAAGCTGATTCTTGAGCTCCTTGCGTAAGGCTTGTTCCATTTTCTCGCCCAAGTTGCTTATATCAACATTAAATTTTTCGACGTCGACTGTAACGCTTACCATATAATTTTAAACCCACTCCCACCGCGGGTTTGGTTTTGCTGGATGTTTCCCGTAACTATTGTTTCGTACTTAAGGTTGCTTTGAATCGAAATCAATTCATCCCGGTACATTTTATACTTTTGAAAATAAACATCGTCCTGAATCCCGCCAGAGACATTGTTAAGCCCCATATTGGCCTGGCAAACTAACATCTGCAAGCAGGCTATCTGCCACTGTATTACCAAGTAATGGGGAGGATTAAGAGACCCAGGAGCCCGGGACAGGTTGTTCAAGACCTGGACCGGTATGTTCATGCTGTTAACGTAACTTATAAATTTGTTTTCAACAAGGTTATAAAAATTATTAGTTGGCGACGGATGAGATGATAAATAGCTATCGCCCCGCTTGATAATAAGCTCGTCACAAAGATCGTTTATGGTGATTCCCCAAGTAGACATTGGTTCTCCTTAAAAAAATAGTAAGAAGGGGCCTTGCGACCCCTTCACACCTAACTAACCAACTAGGAGACCAAGATTCTGCGGGTTGCTTACTCCAACACCCCAGACAAGGGCCATTTCAATTACCATCTGCCTACCGTTTTGCCACATTGCGAGCTGGTAGTTTAACCCAGTCCGCGGATCGGGCAATACAGTAAGGTCAAGCAACTGACCCTGAGGTCCCGAGTACGGGAGCAACGGCTGACGCGCAATAAGTGTTATTGCATCGCGAGTGAGAAACAACGAAGGCTTATACGCCGTGCTATTAAATGTCATTGTCGTCGCAGCAGTGGTATCGGACATGATACCGGGCTGATTAACCGTTACCGTCGAGCCAGAATAGCTCTTAACAACATATGCACGAGTCTGGTCATCGGTAGCAAAGTAGAACGTATCGTTTGCAACAGGCGCCGTACCGTATGTGCAAGTCATGTCAAAAGATGTAGCTCCAGCAGTGATGGAAGCAGTGTTATGGGCTGCAGCAGCCGTACCAAATGTCGACCGGCTAGCAAGCTGCGTATCCATACCAATTGCAAAACCCTCAACCGTACCAATAACACCAGTCCTCAGCAAACGGTCCGTACCGGCTTCGTTGGCTTTGAACAAGTTGGACACTTTACCTTGTATACCCGCGACATGGCTGGTATTAAGGATCATGTGCCGATCCGAATCGGGCGAACCGTTATCGTTAAGCACTTTATTGCAATTAGCAAAAGCACTCAGGTCACCAGCAGTGACGAATGGGTTGGTACCATAAGTACCTATTGCACGACAGGCTCCATTTACCGCTTTAGTAACGATGGAGTCTGAGACTTTTTTGCGAAGAGCTCTTGCGCCCTGAGCAATCTGGTCTGCATAGTAATTGCTGTAAATACCACCCAACTGCAATTGTTGAATTTCCTCACCGTTATAAGCGAACACGAACGATGAGCTGTCTGTGAGCGAAAGGGTACCCGAACCGGCCGTGGAATCCGAAGCCGTGGGCAAACCAGCATAACTGGTATTTTGAAGTGTCGCGACAGGAGCGATAGGGTATGTTATTGTTTGCCCTATAACAGCCTTGTCCAGCGTCGCATTCATGTAAACGGCATCTATGAGATCCGTTTGTTCCGACTGGACTTTATTTAAACCGGCGTAGAACGACGGCATAAAGGCAGTAAAATTATTAGACATTGTAAACCTCTCTTGTTTAGTTGTATCAAAACTTTTTGATCGTTACGATGGCTACTGCCATTGTAGGTAGGGCTACTGCCCCTCCCTGATCATGTCTGCTGACACAAGAGAGATTTTAACCGTCAATTTTTTATTGTGCTTCCGAAAATGATCCGACTTCCTTCATATAAGATATCTTTGCAACGGGGGCTAGCTGTTCGAAATCAGACCTGCTGATCTGTTCCTTGCCCGCACCCATTGTTATTTGCGTATGTACATCCGACCCGCCCGACTTCTGCTTGACAATAACGTGATCGCTGTAAACTTTCTTTAGGGCGTCTATTCCAGACAGTTTCCCTTTCTCGGACTCGATCGGGAAAAACTCATCATCAACCGTTACACCTGGTATTCCTTTTTCCACGGTCACCAGACCTTTTAAAATTGCATTGTCCAAGACCAGGGAACTTGATTTTCCGAAGTGGTCTGGCAACTTGCTACCAAAAGCCGTGCGACACTTTTCAAGCATCGCTTCTTTCTCGGCCTTGGCCGCGGTCTCCTTCCAAGTCGTGAGCTCGCTAGTGAGCTTACTCAATTGCTTGGATAGTGTTTCCATTTCGGACGCCGGCTTAAGGTTTTTCTTGGTCGTTTCCTTGGCAAACATTTGCTCAAGCTGCTCGTCCACGTCCCCTTCCGGATCCAGACCTAATTTCTTGATTTTTTCAATCAAGGAATTGGCTTGCCTGGACTGGGTCTTCCACTTTTTGGATTCTTCGGTTACGTCAAAGAGCAATGATTCTACTTTTTCAACTTCCGCGAGTGCCCCCGCATCGGTAATCTTACTTTTAATCTCTGCTGAGATCATATTGTCTCCTTGCCCTGCTGGGCTGTTTAACTAACTCTATGTAGCCGTATTAATAAAGTATTACATTTCAGTTTCATCGGATTCCTCCATTTTATCACCCTCAATGTCCGAGGCCTCGAGCTCAGACCCGTCTGGTAATCTATAAACAGGTGAAACTATACAAAAGCAGTGGCTGTGGAGTGGTATGTCCGGGCAATCGTCAATAGCGTAGACCCCGGGCCCGGCGCCGTTATCTTGCTCGGCCACGTCCACGCAGTCATCGCAAGAATCCCCATGGGACGACAAACTTACACGCACGGCCTCGCAATCTGGGTCGTTCACGGCCTGGTCATAGACCTCTTGGTTATATGCCCGGCTTATCTCCGTACTAGCAATTCTATATGCATTCGATATATATTTCTTATCAATTGCATTTTCAATTGCCGAGTCCAGGCCATCTTCATTCAATTTTTCGGCCGCATTAACAACTCGTAAATAAGCTTTTTTAAGCTTGGACTCCGACCCGGCCTCGAGCTGGGCCAGAATATCGCCCTTGGCGGACTCCACTGTTGATTTAAAGCCTGCATAGTCCTCGTTATAGCCACCGATAATGGACCTGGCCACGAACTCGATAGAGCGTATAGATTGGGCAATGTCCTCTTCCGTGGTAAAGGCTTTCAAGTCTTCTACAAGCCCTGTTAGTTTGATTCCATCTTGCATATTGAGCCTAATACTCTCAATAACATTTTCTTGCACGGCCGGGGACGTGACTCTGCTTGATAAGGTTGAACCTTTATAATGACTATGTAATTGATGTTGACGATCCATTTAGACTTTCTTGCGGGCCTTGTCCGTGTGCTCAAGGACTATGCCCTGGAGCTTGGGCCCTACCTTGGCCGACTTAAAGGCCTCTTTAACAGCCCTATGCACGGGCATGCCTCTTTTAATGTTCAACTTGATAAGCTTTTTTAGGGGCGTCGATATGTTTGCCCGAATTTCTATCAAGGCTTTCTTAGCAATTGCTTGTGCGGGGTTATTTTTTTTCAACAGGCCGAGTCCTAGTTAGGTGTATGATTTCATTTTTAATTGCAATGTCCTGCAAAAGCACGTAGTCGCACGTCGAATCTTTATTACGATCTTGCGAGCGGGAAAGCCCACGGAGCGAGTCTTCGAGCGTCTTTAGCCGTGGGAT